GTCCGGTGCGATACGCACCTCGCCGCGCGCCGACAGGGACAGGCGGCCCTCTTCGGTCTCGGTCTGCGCCTGCGCAAAGGCCGGAACCGGCATCATCGCCGCCGCGCCCAGCAGCAGGCCAGCGGCCAGAGCCGCGCCGGTGAGGCGCCGCCGCAAGGCCACACGGGCCTGCGCAACATTCGAATTATGGTTCATCTTCAATCTCCGCTTTCAATCCGTATCGCGCTTAGGCGAAATTCACCCGCGCCCCGGACCGGATAACGATCCGGCTGCAGCGAGGTTGCATCGCGATTTGTCCATCTCCCCACGCACGCAAGGCGAAAGCAAGGCGGGGCAGTGGCGCGGCCATGACCATCGCGTTCCGGCGGACGCGGAAATTGGCGTGAAGCGCGCGCTTCCCCCTCCCGCCAGCGTGCGCTATCAGGGCGCTACGGTGGGCCTGTAGCTCAATTGGTCAGAGTCGGCGGCTCATAACCGCTTGGTTGGGGGTTCGAGTCCCTCCGGGCCCACCATGGACATTCAATTCTCCTTTTCTTTCAATGCAATAGAAGCGATATTGTCTAACCTTTCGCTTGGGTTAGACACTGCATGTTCGTTACTTGTCCCGCCTGAGAGCAGGCCAAAGGCCGATTGAGCAAGGCGGGCTTGATCGCGCGCGGCGGTGTAAAGCTGAACCTCTGACAAGCTCTTGTGGCCGGTGATCGCCTGGATCTGGTGAGGCGTCGCACCAGCTTCGGCAAGGCGGACAGCGCAGGCCTTTCTCAGACCGTGAGCGGTACACTTCGGGTTGCCAGTGGCTAGCTTGGCCCGCGCCGCAAACCATTGCTGGAAGCCCTTTATGGAGAAGGGCTTGCCATAAGCGGTAGTCAGAAAAACGAGATGAGGGCCGCGATTAATGCTCAATTCAGCGGCCAATTCTGGTAGCACCGGAATGATCAGTTCTGTCCTGGTCTTTTGCTGGCGCAGCTTGATGGCTTGAGTGCCATCGTTAAGGCGCACGATGGCCGGTGCTCCCATCTTCACGACGTCACTGCCACGTTGGCCGGTGGATAGCAGCAAGGCCAAGGCAAGCCGCTCACGGGTTCCGCTAGGATATCGCGCCTTGAATGCCTCGATCTCTTGTTCAGTCCAGGCGTGGAAACCGTCGCTCTTGATCCTGTATGGACGCACCGGCGCTGCAGGGTTGTCGGTGCGCCAACCCATTCGAACGGCCAGCTCCATGAGCGTCTTGAGACGCTTTAGCAGCTTGTTCGCGGAGGCTGGGCGATCAGACAGACCACGCACCATGGCCTCAACATGCTTCGTCTGCATGGTGCGGACAGAGAGCTGGCCGAACTTCTCTCGAAGGGGCTCGAGGCTGGCTCGATAGGTGCGTTTGGTCGACGGCTCAAGGCCGTCGAACGCAGTCGAGCCGTAATAGCTGGCAATAAGATTGGAGAGGCTTCCGGGCGGTGCGCGCTTCACTCCTACCGGAGTCGCCTCGCGCAGCTCCCCTTTCATGGCCGCGTCATAGGCGGCCATGAATTCAGCGGTTCCCGGCTCACCCGGGAGATAGGCTGAGGGGAAGCCCTTACGCCGAAAGCGCCAGCGCGGTTTGCCGTGCCGGTCGCGAAAAGCGCTGACATATTTGAGCCTAATCGAGGCCAAGGGCTCTATCCCATTCATTCACATTCTTATCGAGATCGTCGCCGGTATGTTCCCGCGCCGTCAACTCGAGGGTTCCATTGGGAAGGATGCGATAGACGGGTACAGGGCTCTTGAGGCCACTGGCGCGCGCAGCTTCGATTAGCCGCTTGGTTTCGGCTACCGTGAACGGAACCTTTCTCCTAGCCGCCATCGCGCGCCCTCCTGGGCCGTTACTTCATGATCATTCGGATCACACGGAACATAAATGTGGCCTGCCCCTTCCCGTCCATGTCCTAAGGCGGCGGCAAGGAAAGGGCTTTAGGGCGGGCCACACGCCCCGAAAGGAAACGCCGCCGCCTGTCTCGCTATGCGATACCGTTCAGGCGCGCACGGACGGTGCTGGCGCCTACGCCTGCGGGCGTGACCGCAGCGCCGACAAGCGTATTGCCTTCGTCATCGGTAGTGAGCACCTTGGCGGAGTCATCCCAGTACAGGCGGTCCCCAAAGCTCACATCATCTGCAGCTTTGGGGAGCTCGAACACGCCCTCGAGCGCGCACTCAACCTGTTCGCCAGCACCTGCAGCAGTTGCCGCAACGCCGAAAAGAGAACCGGCGAGTACACCTGCACCGGACTGAACGCCGCCTGCAGGGGCGGTGAAGGTGATGATGTTGCCGGACTGAATGAAGTTCTTCATGGGTTCACACCCCTTTGTTCATGGTGAAAACGATGTTCTTCGGCCTGGGCCGGACGGCATCGGCGAGCTGGCGCTCAAGGTCTGCAATGGCGGCCGAGATCTCGGCATCTGAGCGGTATTCGATCTCGCGGTCGCCATGCTTCATCTTGCGCTGGCCACTGGCGCGGGTTGCGCGAAGGGCCTCAAGCCGGGCCGTTATGTCCTGGACCGTGGCCATTACTCACCGGGGTCCTGATACCAGGCGCGGTAATCGGTGAATCCAGCTCCGAAATCGAGGCGAACCTTGACCTCAACGCCGTCGACCTCGAAACCCGCGCGCGTCTCCGTCTGCGGCCCTTCGGAGCCTTGCAGATAAGCGTACTCAAGGCCCTCGAGCCGGGCCGGGTCGGCCACTACGTACCAGCGGCTCCCAGACGCAAGGCGCGCTTCAACGAGAAGCTCGAGCTTGCCGCCAAACGGGTTCACATCGCTGGACTTCGTGGGCTGGATAGCGGCGAGAAGTTTCTCGGCGTCCGTTTCCAGCTCAGGCGGGACCAGAAGGAAGCGCGGGGTTGCGTTGATAGGCCGCCCGTCGAGACCGGTTTGCTTACGCATTGCCAGCCGGGCGGCTGAGAGCGGGTCCTCGCCAAGAGCTGCACCCGTGCCGGCAAGGTTGCCGTGATCGGCATGGAAAAGCGCAACGTCATCGGCCATGACCGGACCGGCTCCGGAATTGCTTTCCAGAAGATCCACAAGAAACTGGGCTTCGAATTCCGCGGCCGCTTGTCCGAACTTCCCGGCAAGGTCAGTGAACGCGCCAATATCATCGTTGATAATGGCCTGACGGCTAATGCCGACAATCCGGCCGAACGTGTCGATGCGGTAGCTTTCGCCAGCCTCGGACATACTTCCGTACTTGAACTCGCCGTGTTCGTTCACCTTTTCGAGCGTCGGTGCGCCCGAAAGCATGAGGCGGGAGCGGGCGCGGAAGTCACGTGCCGAAGTCTGACGTGCGGCCGACTTCATCGTTGCCGGTGCGGCTTCATACGCCTGGCGAAGCTCCCGGTTCGCCGTATCGGCAAAAATCTGCGGAAAGTCGCTTGTGGTGTGCAGCGCCCGCGTGATGACGTCGGCGCGGGCCAGCCCGGTCGTCTGAATGCCGCGAAGCTGCAGGCAGTGACGGGCAAGGTCCAGCGTGTCCATATAGGCATACTGGCGCGCCGCTTCCGAAAGATTGTGGCTCGGGTTCGACCGGGCGAAGAGGGCTTCGCCTGCCCGCGTGACCAGATGGGCAGGGTCAGTGTTATCGAAGCCGACTGCATTGATGGCATAAGGGCGCGGCGCGCCGTTGCCATTGCTTCGAACGTGTTCGATGGCTGCAGTACGCGCTTCATCGATGCTGGCAGACCGGTCGATCAGGCCGTTCACGGTTTCTGCCGGCAGATTGAACGTATCGCCAAGGGCACGAATCTCGGTGTTGATCTCCGCCCGATTCACAACGGGACCGGGTGCGGGCGCAGGCGCGGCTTGGGCAGGTGCGGGGTTCGGTTTGGGCATAGTCTCAAGACTCCTGACTTTGGCACCGCCATCGGCTCCGACGGGCACAAGTGAAACTTCAACGAGGGTGAACCGCGTGACCGTGCGCACCCGCTGGCCGGTTTCGCGGTCAATGCGGTCTTCGAAGCGGTCGACGCTGTAGCCGATCGACACATTGCGGATGATACCGGCCTTGATATCGCGCCAGACCGGCTCGGCGCGCTCTGACACCTGAACGGTGATGATCAGGAGCCCGTTCTCAATTCGAGCTGAACGTACAACGCCAAGAACGTCCTCAAGGCCTACGCGCTTATGATTATCCAAGAGCGGCATGCCCTCGACGCGCGACAGGTCAACAGCCTGAGCCGTGACCGAAAGGCGCTCGACAAAAGGACCTTCGAAGTCTTCGCGGCGTACGCCTTCGCCCGTTGCGGCGACAAGCTCTACGGTGCGTGCCTCATCGTCGGCAGACGCCGGGCGGAAATCCAGCGCGCGGGTTTCGAGGGTATCAATTGTCCGCGGCATCGTCGGCTTCCTCTTCGGGTTCGTCTTCGGCAGGTTCTTCGGCTTGCGCCGGGTCCGTCTGGCGAACGGCGTTCGCCGGGTTCAGACCGAGGCGGCGCATGCGTTCGATATCGGCGGCAATTTCCCGATCCAGTCGCTCGACGTCGTATCCACGCTCGGCAACGATCTCGGCGCGGGACCGCAGGCGTGCGTCCATTTCCAGAATGGCGGCCTTGGCGTCCTTCTCCGGATCCACCCAGGGGAAGGCAGGGGGAAGCCATTTCACGGCCAGAAGCGTTGAGCGGTCACGCTGATAGGCGCTTGCAGGCACTCCGCCGCGCAGCACTTCCCACCGCAAGAAGCGGTTCCAGACCGGGCGGCAGAACTGGTGAACAACGGTGTGATGCTGAACGCCGCGAATGAAGCGCTGGAATTCGAGAAGCGCCGCACGGGCAGATGAGTAATTGACCTTGCTGTAATCACCGGTGAGCTGTTCGTAGGTGACGCCGGTGCCTACCGCGATCATGCGCAGCATTTCCGCCGCGAATGCAGGCGTGTTGCCAGCATCCGGGGGTTCGGAGAATTCCACGCTCTTGCCGGGTGGCAGGTTCACCATGGTACCGGGCTCGAGGCTTGCCTCGAACGATGCGCCGGCTTGTTCGCCGTCATAGGGCGGCGCGCCGTCCGTATCGGTGATGAAACCGGCGTGCAGGGCGGCTACTTTCGCCCGCACCAGCATGGCGTCCATGAGCTGTGCCAGCTCGTGAGATGTCAGCAGGACCGGCGCGAACCATGACAGCCCGCGTACCTGGCCGGGCATGAGCGGCCGGAACATGTGAATGACGTCTTCGGCGGCGAAGCGCACCGAAGGGCCCGGCAGACCGGCGAGCGAATCGCCTGGCGCATAGGGGCGCAGCCAGTAGGCGATACGGCGGCCGGTGCGCAGGTCAAACTCTACGCCCTGGACAATGACGCTGGTCTCAAGGCGAGCCGTGCGGGCGCGGTCCAGTTGTTCAGGGTGCAGGCGGCGCAACGTGTTCGGGCCGGTCCAGACATGGACGGCTTCGCCGAAGATCACCATGTCGCGTACGGCATTGGATTTCAGCCCGCCAAAATCGGTCAGCCCTTCGGCGTCGATCTCGTCGGTGAACTGCCAGAAGGACCGTGCAAGCCGGTCGCGCATGGCCTCGGCAGGGTGCAGCGAGCGCGGGGTAAAGCCCTCTCCGACAATGCTGGCGACAAGGCTCTCGACGGCACGCGCACCGTGCGGATTGTTCAGCACATAAGCCAGCGCCCGCGCGCCCACCATAGAGCCGGACCCGTGCGCCAGCTGGGCACCGTCGCGGACGCCCGGCGCGTCCTTCCAGCGGCGTCCGCCACCAGCCGCGTCAAGCGAACGTGTGTGCGTGCGCGGTAGGGGCAATGGACCGCCGAGAGCGTCCAAGGCGTGGGTGAGAAGGGTCCGGATCATGGGCCTATTCCCAGTCCAAACCCTCGGCTTCCCAGGCGGCGCGGAGCGCACGGACAATCGGGGCCGGATCGATCACGATGGCGGAGGCGGGAAGGGCTTGCGGGTCTACCCATTTGGGCGTCTGACCTTGGGAATCATATACCTCGCCCCGCAGGAACCGCCCGATATTTTCGCGCTTCACGCTGTCAGACCAAAATCCACGAACCGCGTCATCCTGGGCGCGCCACGCAACGAAGAAGTCTTCCTTTTCAGACGCCGCCATGGGAACAAGGGTCATGCCGCCTGCAATTGAGGGGGCAATTCCAAACTCATCCACAAGCTTAACGAAGACGGCAAGCCGCAGAACCTCGTCGGGGGTCCACTCGCGCTTCTTGCCGCGGCCCACTGTCATTATCGGCGGTTGAAAGTCACTTCTACGGCGCTCGGCACTGGGGATCGGCTCCGTCAGCTGGCCTTTGCCTATCCAGTGCTCAAGGCGCTTCGGGTGAATTCCAAGGAAGTTGCATACTTGGCTGTGGCTCATCGCCGTCATGGCTCAACGCTCCATTAGTTCCTCATCGAGTGAGGAACAGAGATAGTTCCTCACCGAGTGAGGAGTCAAGCGGTTTCGCTTAAGCGTGCAGTTCAGGTTCCCGTCATCATCATGACCGCAGGAACCGGATCGCTGGGTTCGGGCATGAAATGGTCACTTAGGCCTTGCCAGCCTTCCAGATCGGCATGCGCAGCCAGAAAGGCGCGGATGGCATAGAGATGGCGCTGAACAGCGCGGATGGTCGGTTCTTCGCCGTCCAGCGCGTCTACCGCCGCGCTGGCTAGCATCACGTGCAGCAAGGCCCCCTCCGGCGATAAGGGCCGCAGCCAGCTGGCCTCGCGGGTCAGCGTGTCAATCCGGTCGCCAATATCAGGGGTGAAGGGGTGGCCGGTCCGGCCCATGGTTTCGGCACGGGTCCAAGCGGAGATCGCGCTGATGAGATCCAGTGCGGCTTGCGCCGAAAGGCAGGTAGGTTCAGAGATGCGTTCAGCCTGCGACATTGTTTGCTCCCTTTAAAAAAGCTGATACATATAGATCAGCATAATGATCTAAAGGGATCAAGTGAAATTGATACAATCAGCTCAAATTCGTGCAGGACGTGCGTTGATCGGGCTGTCTCAGCCGGAATTGGCGGCGGAGGCTGGTGTCTCTGTGCCAACCCTCAAGAGGGCTGAGGGCAGCTCCGCCGTAAGAGCGTCAGATGCCGCTATCGAGAAAGTCGCGGAAGCGCTCAGGCGGCGTGGGGTCGAGTTCATTCCAGAGAATGGCGGCGGCGCGGGCGTTCGCTTGCGGGGTGCTAAACAATGAACAATGAGATGGATGGCGAGCCGCTACACCCAGCAATCAGGAAGCTGGTAATTATATTGGCGCAGGCCGCCGCGCGGGCAGATCACACACACACTATCGTTCCAATACCCCCGCCCCAGGGCCATGTGATCGACGGATCACATGGGGGTCGCGTTTCGTTACCCCCTTTCGTTGTCCGGGATTGAGGGGCTGCTACCCTGAAACAAGGCAGCAGCCCAAAAGGATTGCGTAACGATTCGTGACGCAATGGGGCAAAGGGGTGCGCGTTTCGCTCACCCCTTGTCGCCATGTGACGACAAGGGGGTCTGCAGTTCACCGTCCCCCCATCCACCGGCTTTTGATCACCCGGGGCGCATCCGGTACTTCATCCGGCGAACGCCGTTCGCCGGGCAGGGCCGGACCGGATCGGAAAGGCGCAGCCTCAATCCGGTTCGCCGCATCCTGCAGGCGGAAGCCCGAGGCATAGAGCCCGTGCAGGGCGGCCGTGG